AGGCGTTTGCCGCTATTGAAGCCGTAATTGTGTAAGTGTTTGCCGTGAGGACCTCTGTGACTTCATATTCAGCGTTTAACAAAGTGGCTGTAATATTACCTCCCAAGCTCACTGCACCTGAGTACGTCACAAAATCGCCTTCTAGTGCGTTGTGGCCTGTGTCTGTCACTGTAATAATCGCAGAGCCGTTAGATGCAGAGAAAGTGACATCTCCCGCTGCTGTTGTTTCCCTTATTGGAGTAACATCAAACCATGCTCCTCCTGTGCTTACATACAACTTCTTATGAGTGCCTACCATGACATACGGCACACCTGTTAAACTTGTCCACGTAATTATGTCTGAGGGTCGGCCAACAAGATAAATGTCAGAAAGATCTCCAAACTCTTGCCATCCCCCTATTTTTTCTGGAAGGCCAAAACGAAAACGCACGTTATCACAATCAGTCCAGCCACCTTCCGCACCATACTCAGTGTTTTGTTTATCAATTCCTGCTGCCAGTGCTAATCGAAAGTAAGCCATTAGTCCAGATACTCGTTTGTTTTTATTTGGTCAGTAAGCTCTAAAGCCCTGCCCTTCACTTGACGCGCCCATAGGCTATCAAGAAATTCGGCGGCTGCGCCATCCCAATCGTTATTCTCTAAACAAGCAATTGACTTTTGAAACTTAGAAAATGTAGTTTGCCCTAGATTAAAATGGATGTTGACGATAGCGTCTTTTCTTGCTCCCTCAGACATTTGCTTAAACCACGCATAGTGAGAAAGTTCTTCTATTGTTCTATTAATGTCATTATTTAGTAAATATTCTATTTCTTCTTCTGAAAGCCCCAAGCCATTTTTAGAGATGTTCCTGCCGCAAGCAATGTGCTCAAGGCCGTGCATGTCTAAGTATACGTGAGATTTAACCCCTTCATGGCGTTTAAGTTGTTCAATTAGCTTACTTTTTTGCACTTGAGCCTCCATAATAAAACGCTGCTGCTGTACCTAGTATTCCCGATAATTGGCCGAGCACCAACGATATTATGGTTTCATCGCTTTGATCGTGAGGCATCAACGTGACAATCATCACAAACGCTCCATACAACAAAAGCGTCAACACTGTAAAGATCTTAGGAGTCCAATCCGTTGCAAAGTTAGCTCGTGCATCTTTCCGGTCATCCACTTCAGTTTTAAACGACTCCAGATCAATTTCCATTTCTCGGATACGATTCTTAAAGTCATTGTCTGCTTCCTTGAGAAGCACTGCCTTTTCGGGTTGCTTCTCAATTAAATCCTCTATTTCATTAGCCGTAGCATCTGGCACACCTAGTTTCTGTGCAGCCATCTTGACAGCCATACCCGCCATTGGTCCCCCCGCTGCCGAGGCAATCGTAGGGGCCAAGCTTTTGAGTAGTCCACCTAATTTCATTGTAATAGCAAATACACTTTTATAAGTGCCTCTAGTTCGTTAATTACTTTCCCTCGGTGCTTTCCTCCGTGATGGTATCTATCGTATCACACACATCAGGAACCCGTATTCCAGTGGTCACTTCAGTAGTTACACGGCCCACAGCACGTATGCCTTTGTAGACACCGGAGCAGTACAGTTCTTTATTAGCGATCATTTCTTCCGAAACTGTGCAGCTAGTCATCAGTAAACACAACGCAAAAACTCTAAGCATTTTCCACCTCATCAAGCATTTTATTAAGATCCTTTATATCTTCCTCATTAGGCGCACTATCTTGAGCGTCTAAAAAACGTTCAAGGCGTTCTTTGTACCCTTCCATAAAATGGTCCGACACTGCGTCCTTGATACTTCTATCTTCTTTTTTAATTTCTTTAGAAGGATTAATTAGGTCTTGCCCATTATTGGCAAAGTACAATATTTTTTGAGACACAGAAGGGCCATAACAAAGACGTGGTATGCGTGCCACCATGTCCGAGCCTTGCACGCAAGAAATTTGATTATCCAGCGTAGTCATTGCTCGTTTAAAACCTTTAAAAAAAGTATTAGGCTTGCCAAAAGTGATAATGTTTAAGTTATCGTGTTTTTTCCACAATTTAGCTGCACTTAACTCTGCTAACGCTCCACCAAGGCTGTGGCCACAAATTAAAGTGCGCTTTTTCATATCAACGTGTTTAAGTATCTTTTTCCAGATAGAAGCGTGTTGAGCGACAAAACCGCCGTGACACAGCCTTCCCGCGTAAGGCACGGGTATAACAGCTAGGTCTGTAAGAATATCTAGTTTTTCCTGTGTCCCACGGAAAGCTATAACATCTATAGTTTCTCTCTTTGCTACATAAGCTGTTGCAGAGGTCCATTTACTTTCTATCTTTATAGAATTTTTGTTCTCGTCATTGTAGGCTTTCATCGCCCAACTACACGCCATATTAAGTAGTACAGGGTCTAGTTTCATTACTCAGCACCTAATCCAAATATTAAAAACACCACCCCAAAAATCACTATGACTGTCCCTATCACCCATGCAAACATTACCGCTAAGTCGTGTATTAAAGCGTCTTCTTCCTTGTCAGCCGCTACTCGTTGTTTTCTCTTTACCTCACGTTTTTTCTCTATCAAAGCTGCTTGTTGCTTTATCTTTGCCCATCTGTGCGTTTGTCCTTTCCGCATATAATGGTCACGAATTTTTTCCATCATCTTTTCGATGCGTTCTTCTTGTTGATCAATGGTGATAGCTTCTTCTAAAGCACTGCCTACCATTAAATCATCATTGCCAGCTTGACGAGCTTTAGCTATATGCTCCTCAACTTTCTTTTTAGCAGTAAAGAAACGGCCTACTTCCCCTGCCATGTCCTCCACTTCTTTCTTTTTAGAAATCGCCCCTTGCACCATAACAAATGCTGAGTCTAAGGCTTTTATTGCTAAAATAGCTTCCCCGATCATCTGTACCACCTGCTTTCGTCATCTGCATTAATGTGACGGCAATGTGCCGAAATGTCGGGTGCTTCTGGTTGGTTATTTAACCTTTGTGCAAAGTACAGGCAACGGTCTATGTTTTTAAAACACAGAGCTTCTTCACAGGTCTGCGATACCGTTTGCCCCCCTATGGAAACCATTAGAATAAATAACACCATAAAGCATCTCTATAACGTTTTAGTTCGATTTAATTCAGTCTGGACTGCAATGAAAAAATCTAAAAAATGCTCTACTTTTTCACTCTCATTAAACTTTTTTATTCGCACGTCGTAATTAACAGGACGCTCAAAAACCTTGTTGGTATCTCCATATTTAGAAATCTGGATGGTGTCCATCCACACCATGAAATCGGCATTGAGACTGTCGCGCCATTGATTTATAGGACAAACAAAGTCTAAAAAAACCAATCCTTCCTTACCTTCAGCAGCAGCTTTCATCCTGTGAAATTGCCGTAATCGCCCTTCGTAAGAAAAGTCCCAGTCCTTTGCTGCCGTTCTGACCTGATCGGCATTGATATGTGATCCACCGTACTTTTTAACTAACTTCTTAGCCAGAGTTGTTTTGCCGCTATCTGGCAATCCGGTTAGTAAGATCACACACTTTCTCATAACGCATCGACTTCATCGTGAGTTGTAGCTGCATTTACAGCCGTGACTCTCGCCTCGTATGTGGCTTGTGCCGCCGCTACTGCCGCAGCGTCGTACTGCGTACTAGGAAATTCGTCTATCTCTTTTTGCATTTCTGCTTGCACTACGCTTCGATAGGCGGCTTGAGCCTGTCCTATTAAACTTCCCTTACGCTCATCCACCGTGATGTCTCTAACGGCATAAACAATCTGCACAGGGTCTACTGAAATATCAAAGGTATGCCCGTCATAGACTTGACGCTCTGCTGTTAAGTCTGGTTTTACCTCAACCGCTGATTTCCAACCTTCCTCACCCGCAGGAGGCTGCGTGTCCCAGACTTGTTTTACTTCTTCGTTTACTACTTGTACAAATAAAGACATGAGTGTCTCCTTTAATTAATAATTTATTAAGTTGAACGATTAGTGACCACCATCATACCGTTAGAATTAGTGACTTTAGGTAATACGTTCCACCAAGTTTCCGCCCCTACTTGTATCGGACTAGATTTGTTAACAGTAGTGCCATCGCCTAGTTGACCCAAATTGTTTCTTCCCCATGCGTAAAGTGTATTGCTCGTGGTAGTAGCATAACCACTATAAGTTCCCCCAGCCACGCTTAACCACGTAGTTAGCCCCCCTACCTGTACTGGAGAGGAATAGGTAGTGGTATTGCCGTGACCTAGTTGTCCGTTAGTGCCAAGACCCCAAGACCATAAGGTTCCATCAGTCTTAATGCAATATCTATTGTTGTATCCCCCTGCAAGTTTTAACCAGTTAGTAAGCGCACCCACCTGCACAGGTGAAGAATAATCAGTGGTGTTGTTGTGACCTTGTGAAGAGCCTCCTCCCCCGCCCCAACCCCAAAGAGTACCGTCTGTTTTAACAGCCGAACATGCTTGATAATCGGCGGTGGCTTGTAACCAGTTAGTCAACGCACCTACTTGTACCGGAGAAGACTTATTAGTGGTGTTTCCTTGGCCTAAAAGTCCTTTATAAGCATTACCCCAAGCCCAAAGAGTACCGTCAGTTTTAATAGCAAAAGATGAGTTATAACCTCCTGAAACATCTTTCCAATTAGTCAACGCCCCGATTTGCAA